TTTCGTTCGTCATATTTTGCCACGTTCAAAGCGTCCTTAAGCTCTGCGATGTCAAACAGATGTTTTGCTGTCCCGTCCCTGACTGCCACGACCTCACCCGCGCCGTCATTGAGCTTCAGCGCAAACATTTCTGCCTGGTCATCATCCATTGCCGGGATTACCTCCTTTACACATTCTCCGCCTTTGTCAATATACACTTCAAATATTCTCATTGCTTTTCTCCTTTTTTCTCTTTTTTTGTTCCTTTTTCGCTTTTGAAACTGCCGCTTTCAGTTCCGCAACTTTAATAGCGGTCTCTTTGAACTCTCCGCTGTACCCGGATAACTTTTCATGGTTCAAAATGGCATGGATGCCGCGGCTGACAAGTATCAGGTTGTCAAGGTCTGTATTTGTCTTGTCGTTATCCCGGAAGATGAGCACGTATCCGTCCGGGATCTTCCCGTTGGCGGCTTCCCATACAAGCCGGTGCTTCAGCGCCCATTTTCTCGGATCTGCTATCTTTACTTCCACGTATCCGTCGGCGCTTATCCGTTCGCTTCCTACCGGGCAGTAATTATGCGGGCGGTGCCCTTTTTTAAACCATCCCTTTTCGCATCCGGCGGCGCACATTCCCTTTTTCATTTTGTTCGCCGGTTCATGTCCTTTCTGGAAGTATCCGGTCCTGCCGGTATTCAGGTGATGGTTTGAAATATATCCCTTGACCTGCAGAATGGATATCTCCCAACCGAATTTTTCCGTAAACGCCTTTTGAATCTCCGCATAGCTGTGACCGGGCACATATTCCTCCATGAACTGCCTTTCTTCGCCGGTATACTGATGACCGCGCATTTTTCATTCCCCCAGTCCGTCATCTGGACGCCGTGCCAAGAAGCGGCAGTTCCACCTTGTCGCCCTGCCCGTACTCGTCTAAATGCTTTTTCGCATTCAGCGCCAGCGTCCCGTTTGCGATGATGGTGCCTGCGACTTTCTGGATCGCGTCGCTGCGCTTTATCTCCCTGTCAAGCTCTTCTGCATCCAGCGTGTCATCACACAGTCTTTCGATCGACTCGAAAAGATAATTATTCAAATCCGTCAGTGTGTTCTTCATTTTTTCCTCCTGTTCGTCCGCCCGCCATCAGGTATCTCCTGACGTTCTCGATCGACCTTTCCCGTTTCTCGATCTGCTCCGGCGTGAGGTCTTTTCTGCCATCATGCGCCGGTTCTTCTTTCGCAAGCCGCAAAGGCTCTTTTTTCTCCACCGCAGGGATATACCGCTCTTTGAGCCGCGCCCTCGTTTCCTCGACAAACCCAGGAAGCAGGGCGCTTCTTTGCAGCTCCTTTGCCTTTGCCTCATACGCTTCCCTGAAATTTGCCCGGTCTGCCGCCGGATTCTCACTCTGGCACAGGCTCGTCCATCCGAGGTTCTTCACGACAGACAGCGTCAGCTCGTCCATCATGGCAAACGCCTCTTCAGGGTAATACCACCCGTACTTGCGCTTCGCCTGCTGCACCACGCCCCATGCTTCTTCAAAACCCGGTATCCTCGGTGTACACCGCTGTGCACACAGCTGCCGGATTTCGGCAATGCTCGGCGGGTAAACACTGGTACACATATGCTCCATGATGGCATTTTGCGCCACGTCATACGGGATGTCCTCAAGCATCATGTGCCAGAAATCATATTCTTCGTCCGTCTGGAACATGGCAAACCTCAGGTAAGCCGTTTTCAGCCCCAGCGTCAGCTTGTAAAATTCGCCTTTATCCACCTTCTGCCCATCTCCTTCCACGCTCTGCCAGTTTCTCAAGTTCGCTCAGTCCCCTGCCGTTTTGGGCGGACGCATCCACGGAAGATACCGTCTCAGGGGAAGTACGGTCAGAATACTGTCCTTCTAGCACTTTCGGGAAGTTATTCGGTTTCACAAACCAGTCAAAAGTGATCATCCATCCACTCTTGCTGCCACCCCGTAAAAAGGTGCTCTCCGATACATTGCGAACCGCCTTAATAACCTCGTCAACGCCGTATTCCCTTATCCTCGCCTTCAATGCCTTTCCCCGTTTGGATTCCCCGGTGATCTTCTGCACCGGCGACAGCCCTAAGCTGTTCCACTCGTCCACCACACGTCGGACATCTGTCTGACGAACAGTATCGTCAGATACTGTCAGATCTATCTCTTTCTCTATCTCTTTCTCTATCTCTATCTCTGTGTTACACGTTGTTTCACCGCCGTTACAGTCTGTTACAGCAGCGTTACATTGTAACGTTTTTTCTTCAAGAAGCTTCTTATTTTTAATGTACCTGTGTTTGCGTACACGTTCCGCTGATTCACTCTCACATCCGATCGATGCCGGGATCTCCGTAAGGAAGTATTCGTTTGCATCCGTAACTTCCATCAGACCACACTTCCTGAGGAACGCAACCGTCACACTCACGTCTTCAAATTCTTCGTCAAGGTCTAACGCCAGCTCTTCCTCGAAACTGTCTTCGATCCCCTCGTAATACAGCTTCCCTTCGCTTCTTAACGACAGCAGCAGCAGCTTGAGATAGATTACCGTATATGTATCGCCGCCCGCTATCTTCCTCAGCTTCTTGATGACCTTTGAATTAAACCAGTCGTCCTTCAGCTTCAACCAGTAATATTTCTTTGCCATAATCTGTATGACCACCTTCTCTCATGCGGCTGTCATGGCACACAGCCATTTTTACCGCATATGTCCGTTACCGCTTAGCACAGATACACCTCCTTTCCCGTAAACGCCTGCACGCGGCGTCTGAATTCATCTGCAAGGCTGTTGTCGTCGCTTAAATGCAAAAGCCAGATCTGCTTTACCCGGCTTAGGTCAAACGACTGGAGCGTCAAAAGCGCCGTGTCAATGCTCATATGTGAGCTGATGGTACGCTTTGCCCTTTGTATGTCAACCCTTCCGGACAGGACGTTTTCTTCCATCGCATCCGCGTCATAATTGGCTTCCATCATGATGTGCGTCAGAGCGTTAAACGTGTATTTTAAGTAATACGTGTCCGTAAAATACACAAGCCTCTCGCCGGTTACGGCGCTCTGTATTAAAAACCCAAGCGGTTCGGGCACATCATGCTCCACATCAAACGGGAGCACGTCAAACGTCCCGACACGCACCGCTTCGAGCGCCTTCACGGTATGGATACGGTGCCCCGAAAGCCCCGCCTTTTCAACTGTCCCTGCGCTTGTGTAGATGTCAACACCGAGCCTTGCAAGGTCTTTCGCCCCCTTCACATGGTCTGAGTGTGCGTGTGTCACAAGACAGCCACTAAGCCCTGCGGCGCTGTACCCACACCCTTTCTGGATCTGTGACAGCGGTATGCCTGCATCCAGCAGCAGGGAGCATGTCCCGTCCGAAATACGGTATGCGTTCCCGCTGCTGCCAGATGCGATCGGCTGGATGTACATCTAAAACGCCGGTTCCGGCTGTGCGCTTTCTGCAAGTGGCTGTTGCAGAGCGTCCTGTGCCGTTTCCTGCCATTTAAAGTCTAATGTCTGCTGTCCTTTATCCCCCTCGACCAAAAACGTCTCTACGCCCCTCTGAGCGTTTTCTAGGGGCATCTGTACCGGCTGTGGCATGTCGATGACCGTCCGGGCGGCATTTGCATCGATCACTTCCTGTGCTTCCATCTGTGCAAGCCGAAGCTCCTGCTGCTTCATGTACTGGTACGAGTCATCAATCTTCTTCGGATCACGCGGCATGTGCTTTGCACTGTACACCTCGCGCTTGATGGTCTTTAAGCACATCTCCTCGAACCAGCCTTCCGTATCGGCTTCGGTCTTCTTCCCGTTCTCCCAGACGGTCTTTTTCCCGCCCCAGAACTCCCCGGACGCTTTCTCCGGCTTGCGCTTTAAGATGTCCTTTAACGTCATGATCACAAGCTTGTTTTTCTCCGGATCGGCATATTCGATGTATCCGAACCCGCCTACCACTTCCCCGCGGTCAAACGCATTGTTGATCTCAAACTCATACGATTCCACACGGTTTGTACGGTTTTTCTTTAACGGCTTGAACGTATCCGTGCTGTATACAAGCTCAACCGTCACGGCAAGCGGCTTTTCAAGCGCATACTTCTCTGCGATATACTGGATGCCGTTATACCCCGGCATCAGGTTGACCGTATACAGCTTCGTACCGGAGAGCGCCTTGCGGTTATTGTCCTTAAACGGAATCGCGCTCAAATGGTTCGGCTGCATCATGTCAAGCCCCATGCGCGCATAATGTACGACATCCAGCGCAAGCGCGTTTAAGTCCACCGTTCCCCATCCGATCGGATCCGGATTGTCATATTTGTGGTCCCTGTTGCCCTCGTTTCTGCTGACGCGTCTTTCTTCTGCACCTTTTAACGCCCGGTCAATCGCGATAAAGTACCCCTGGATGAGCTGCTTCTGGTAATCGCTCACCCGTATCTCGCCTGCCACCTGTCCGCCAAATTCCTTAAGCACCTTGTTTGTGAACGCTTCGCTGTTACTGAGCGCCGTGTTTTTCTGTTCAATTAACCCTGTTTCATTTGCCATATCTTATCCCTCCATATTATTTTTTTCCGTTTTTCTCAAATCTCAGTTCCTTGTCCGGCTCCGAAACGACCAGCCGGATCACCTGCGCGTCCGTG